AGGTGATCCGGTCCCAGGCCGCTGAGGCCGAGCGGACCCGCATCGCCGCCATCACCGCCCTCGGTGCTAAGCACCAACTGCAAGACCTGGCTCGTGAGCTCATCGACGGAGGTCGCTCCATCGACGATGCTCGCGCTGCTGTCCTCGACAAACTCGGCTCGACCCCCGTGGAAACTCCCATCCGCTCTACCGACCTGACCACCAACGACGTGGGCCTGTCGGACAAAGAAACCAAGCGCTTCAGCTTCGTCCGCGCCCTCAACTTCCTGGCCAACCCGGCCGACGCTGCCGCCCGCCGCGCCGCCGAATTCGAAATCGAAGTCGGCCGTGCCGCTGCTGCCAAGTACGAGCGCTCCAGCAACGGCATCGTGGTGCCCAACGAGGTGCTCCGCCGCGACCTGACCGCCGGCCTGCCCTCCGCCGGTGGCAACCTCGTGGCCGACGAGCTGCTCAGCGGTTCCTTCATCGACCTGCTCCGCAACCGCCTCGCCCTGGCCAACGCCGGCGTGACCATGCTGAGCGGCCTGCAAGGCAACATCAGCATCCCCCGGCAATCGTCGGCCAGCAGTGCGTACTGGGTAGGGGAAAATGTGGCCCCGACCGAATCGCAACAAGCGATCGACCAAGTCAACATGACCCCCAAAACCGTGGGTGCCTTCGTTGACTACAGCCGCCGCCTGCTCCTCCAGGCCTCGATCGACGTCGAAGCCATGGTCCGCAACGACCTGACCCGCGTGATCGCCCTCGAGCTCGACCGCGCCGGCATCTACGGCACCGGCTCCAGCAACCAGCCCCTGGGCCTGGTGAACACCACCGGCATCGGCAGCCAGACGATCTCCACCTACGGCACCTTCGACGAGTACATCGGTATGGAGACCGATGTGGCCACCGCCAACGCCGACGCCGGCTCCATGCGGTACATCATCAACGCCGCCGCCCGTGGCGCCCTGAAGTCGACCGCCAAGTCCGCCTCCGCTGTGGCCGCCGGCTTCGTCTTCGAGAACAACGAGATCAACGGCTACCCCGCCATCGTCTCCAACCAGCTGCAGAACAACGACGCTCTGTTCGGCGACTTCTCGATGATGATCATGGGCATGTGGTCCGGCCTCGACCTGACCGTCGACCCCTACGCCGGCGCCACCGCTGGCACCGTGCGCATCATCGCTCTGCAGGACGTCGACTTCGCCGTCAAGCAGCCCGGCGCCTTCTGCTACGGCACCTGAGCCTAAGCAGCGCAGCTCATCTGCATCTGACCCATGTTCGTCACCCTGCTTAGGCAAGTGATGATCGCAGGCGAGCCAGCCAACGCTGGCTCCGTCCTCGATCTCCCCGAAACCGTGGGCACCCTGCTCATCGGCATCGGCAAAGCCACCGCCACCGAGCCCCCCAAAGTGGCGGAACCCGCTGCCGAGCCCCCCACCGAGCTCCCACCAGCCAAGGCCCCCAAGCCCCGGTCCACCAAGACCTCTCCCCTTACCCTCGAGGACTAAGCCATGTCGATCCTGTCCACCGGTCTGGAGAAGCTCCAGCACTTCGCACTGGCCGCCACCGCCGTGCGCACCTCCAACCTCGACGGCACCGCCGTTGACCTCAACGACTACGAAGGCGACGTCGTCGTCATCCTGGACGTTGCCAACGGCGGCACCTCCACCCTCGACGTCAAGATCCAGAGCTCCGACACCTCCGGCGGCTCCTACTCCGACGTGACCACCGCCTTCTATCGCGGCGGCTCCGAAGTGGCCTCCTCTGCCGTGGCCTTCTCCCAGGTCAGCACCACTGCCTCCAAGCAGTACCTCGTCTTCCCCAAAGGCGCCGCCAAGCGCTGGATCAAGGCCGTCAGCACCACCTCCTCCTCTTCCCACACCTACAGCATCAACGCTGTGGGCGCCAAGAAGTACGCCTGAGACTAAGCTTGCTCCGGTGAAGCACTGCCCTGGGTCCGGCGGCCCAGGGCCTTTCTTTTACCCCTCCGCTCCCCTGACCCATGGCCCTAAGTGAAGACCTGAGCGTGTTCTTTGGGGACTTCGCAGTCACCTGCACTTCCGGTGCCATCACTGGCCTCGGCATCCTGGACATGCCCACCGAGATCGTGGCCGACGGCGTCGTCCTCACCACCGACTACCGCCTCACCTGCCTAGCCAGCGACTTCGGCTCCCTCACCTACAACTCCGCCATCACCGTTGCAGGCGTCGCCTACACCGTCCGCGAAACCACCCTGATTGACGACGGCAAATTCTGTGTACTCATGCTAAGCAAGACGTGACCCCCTAAGCCCAAGGCACGTGGACACACGAACCCGTGACAACTGGCAAAAAGTCCGCGCCGCCCTCGAGCTCAGCGGCAAAACTGAGTGCTATCTCTACCACCGCGCCGTCGCCATAACCAACGGCTCCCCCGACCCCGGCCCCTACGCCGCCCTAGCCCCCACACCTAAGTCGGCGTAGCAGTCTGGCCACCCCAAGCCATACACCTCCTCACCCATAGACTTGAGAAACCAGTAAGGGGTAACCATGGCAATTTACGGACTCAGCACTGACTTCAGTCGCAACGTCTACACCTACGCAACGATCACCGCAGTAGGCACCTCAGAAGTAGTCGAGGTAAGGGGATCCAACCTCACCTTCGTCTGCACGGTCACTGGCGGCGACATCACCTGGGAGATTCAAGGCTCCATCGACGGCTCGACCTGGGCCTCCCTCGACACCTCAAAAACCAAAGGCGCCGGCACTCACGCCGACTTCTATTCCGGCTACGTGCTCCGCTACATCCGCGTCGTCACCACCACACAAGTAAATGGGCGCACCCTAAGCATCATGATGGCTGCCGCCTAAGCACGCCACTCGGCTGCCACGCCACTCGGCTGCCACGCCCCTTAGCTGCCACGCCCCTTAGCTGCCCCGCTCCCACGCTGCCACGCAACTTATGACACGTCGCGAAGCAATTTTGGCTGCAGTTCGCAGTGCACTGACCGGTACAACAGGCGTGGGCACCCGGATCTACCGCAACCGTGCAGAGCCCATGGCCCGGGCCGAGTCCCCCGCCATCGTCGTCGAGCCAGTCACCGACATCGCAGACCAGAACACCAGCCTGCCCACCCTCGACTGGACTCTGCGCATCCGCGTCGTCGTCATCAGCCGCAGCCTCATCGCTGACCAAGCTGCCGACCCCACCATCGAATCCCTCCACGCCAAGCTGATGGCCGACCTCACCCTCGGTGGCCTAAGCATCGACGTGCAGCCAGCTCAAGTATCATTCGACTTTGTAGAGGCTGACGTACCGGCAGCCGTCATCTCTTGTGAATTCGACATCCGGTACCGCACCTCCGTAAGTTCCCTCACCTAAACCGATGAGCAAGTCCTCCGCACCTGTTTCTGCTCCAGAGCCCATCGAGCCCACTGAGTCCTCGAGCTTCGTAATCGAAGTTTCTGCTGAGGCCTCTCAACCCGCTTCACCTAGTCTTGATGATGAGCAACGTGATCGTGCGGGTACGTGCCTGCTAGATCCAGAAACAGGCACTCGCACCTGGATCTGGCCCTGATCTGCGCTTTCCCCTTCGTAACGGATTGAACCCATGGCCCTTCTTCTCCGCAAGCGCCTCATCCTGATGAAGCTTGAGGTGACCTACGGCACGGACCCTACCCCCACCGGTGCTGCCAACGCAGTGTTGGTCCGTGACCTCAACATCGTGCCTCTGCAGAGCGACGTGGTGAGCCGCGACCTCGTGCGCCCCTACCTGGGCGCTTCGGAGCAGCTGCTGGCCAACACCCGCGTCCAGTGCACCTTCAGCGTTGAGCTCGCCGGCTCCGGCACCGCCGGTACAGCCCCTGCCTACGGCCCAGCACTTAAGGCATCTGGAATGACCGAGACCATCGTTGCCAGTCCTGGCAGCGTCACCTACGCCCCCACCAGCTCCTCGGCACCCAGCAGCGTCACCATCTACTACAACATTGATGGCATCCTGCACAAAGTGACCGGCGCTCGTGGCACCTTCGTCATCAACACGACCGTAGGTCAAATCCCCACGATCGACTTCACTTTCACCGGGATTTACAACGGCCCCACCGACACCGCAGCCGCCTCGCCCACTTACGCGAACCAGGCCACTCCTGTCGTCTTCAAGAACGGCAACACCACCGGCTTCGAGCTCTTCTCTTACAGCGGCGCTCTGCAGACCCTCTCCTTCGACATCGGCAACTCACTGGTCTACCGCGAACTCGTTGGTGGCACCAAGCAGACTCTGCTGACCGATCGTCGTTCCAACGGCTCCCTCACCATGGAAGCTGTGACTCTTGCCTCTCACAACTACTTCACTGACGCCCTGGCCGATGGCACGCTGGGCAACCTGCTCTGGCAACACGGCCAAACCGCAGGCAACATCATCGACTTCACATCCACCCGGATCGACATCGGTGACGTGTCCTACGCCGACCAAGATGGCATCGCAATGCTGACCATCCCGTACACCGCCGTCCCCTCAACTGCCGGCA